CGGGAGCACAAGCCGTTGGAAGTGTATTGGATATGATTAAACCAGAATTAAGAGTTGATGAAAGTGAATGGGAAACAATGGATTTTAGAGAGGTAAATGTACCATCTAATGTTCCAAATTTTGAATCAACCGGTGATGGGTTACAAGATGCTACCATAAAAGCATTGACGAGAGATTATAGAGAATTAGTTAAAAGATTTTAATAATGGCAATAGAGCTTGGTAAAGTTAATGTAACCGATTTAACGGAAAATGATTATAAAATACTTGGTATTGGAATAAATAAAAATTCTGATAAAGGTGGTATATTTGCCGTTAATTATACAACATTAACCCAAGCTAAAGATAATTTAAAAAACCTAATATTAACAAGAAAGGGTGAAAGAATTATGAACCCAACATTTGGTTGTGATATATATAAGGTGTTATTTGAACAAATGGATGGTGGATTAATAGAAAGTAAAATTGAATCTACTATATTAGATGCGGTATCAAATTGGTTACCATATTTAAGTATAGATGAGATTATATTTGATTACGATAATAATGATATAGATAATAATAGAATAAATCTAGAATTAAAATTTTCATTAGTGTCAAATCCAAATTTAGGAGAATCGGTAACAATAAATGTAAATAACAATTAATAGAAATGGCACTTAAACCTTTAGATAAAAGTTGGGGAAACGATAATAAAAAAATATCATATGTAGGTAAAGATTTTGCAACATTAAAACAAAATCTTATTGAATTTACTAAAACATATTTTCCAAACACATATTCCGATTTTAATGAATCATCACCTGGTATGGTGTTTGTAGAACAAGCAGCTGCGATAGGTGATATGTTATCTTTTTATCAAGATACACAATTAAAAGAATCGATGTTATCACATGCAACAGAAAAAAAGAATGTAATTGCATTGGCACAATCATTGGGATATAAACCAAAAGTCGTTACTCCTGCAGTAACAACATTAACTGTTTATCAATTGGTTTTAGCTAAAAACGATGCAACCTTTTCTCCTGATGAAAATTATTATCTTAAAGTAAAGGCCGGACTTGAAGTACAATCATCAACCGACCCAGATATTACATTTATAACAACGGATTCATTAGATTTTCAAAACCCAACTGATAGGGAAATAGATGTGTATGAAAGAGATGCACAAGGCCAACCTACAAAATATTTAATTTCAAAAAAAATAAAAGTAATATCTGGCAGAGAAGTTAGTACATCATTGATTTTTAATAATGATGGGGATTATCCAACTGCAACATTAAATGACACAAATATAATACAAATAATAAGTGTAAAGGATTCCGAAAATGGTACATTATATTATGAAGTACCTTATTTAGCACAAGAAAGTATATTTGTAGAACAACCAAATATAGAATCAAATGGTGAAACATACACATCATCATCAATTGTACCATATATTTTAGAAGTACAAAAAGTTCCATATAGATTTTCTACAAAAATAAATTCCGATAATACATTAGAATTACAATTTGGTAGTGGCAATAATGCAAGTGGAGATGAACAACTATTGCCTAACACTAAAAATATTGGATTAGGATTAGCAAATTCAGTTAGTAGATTAAATCAAGGAATTGACCCATCTAATTTTTTAAAGACAAATACATTTGGTATCGCACCTATAAATAGAATATTAACTGTAACTTATTTAGTAGGTGGTGGAGTTACATCAAATGTAAATACAGGAGATTTAACAAAAATTAGAAAAATTGAGTTTGATGAGGATTTGTTATCATTAAGTCAAGAGAATGTGGGTGCATACAATCAAATAAAAAATTCGGTTGCTGTTGAAAATTTAGAACCAGCAACAGGTGGTAGAGGTGCCGAAACGATAGAAGAAATTAGACAAAATGCATTGGCAACATTTGGTTCTCAAAATAGAGCAGTAACAAGACAAGACTACATCGTAAGAGCATTATCAATGCCGGAAAGATATGGTAGTGTTGCAAAAGTATATGTTAGTCCTGATGGTGAATTGGATAATAACTCACCCGCATCTATTTTATCAAGTCCAAGTAATGTTGCAGAATTTGTTGGATTGGTTCAGTCGTTGCAAACCGCTACCACACCACAAATACAAACCGAATTAGTAAAATATTTATCTCAAAAGAAAACTAGTATTGGGGAAATCAATAACCCGTTTGCAATAAACATGTATGTATTGGGATATAATGAAAATAAACATTTAACAAACTTAAATCAAGCAATCAAACAAAACCTTAAAACTTATTTAGGTGAATATAGAATGATGACAGATGCCGTTAATATTATAGATGGTTTTGTTATTAATATTGGTTGTGATTTCGAAATATCAGTATATTCTAATTTTAATAAAAGAGAGGTCATTGCAAGTTGTCTGACAGAAATACAAGATTATTTTAATATAGATAATTGGACATTTAATAAACCAATAAACATTTCAGAAATAGAATTAATTTTAGCAAATGTAGAAGGGGTAATGAGTGTACCATCGGTTAAAATATTCAACATTTGTAGAAGCGATAACAACGAAAACTATTCTCCAAATAGATATAATATAGATGAAGCAACTAAAGGTAAGATTGTCTATCCTTCTTTAGACCCATCTATATTTGAAGTTAAATTTCCTAACAAAGACATTAAAGGGAGGGCAATATAATGCATAAATTTTTCACATCATCATTTGACGCAAGTATATATCTTCAACAACCTGAACAAAACGCAGGTAGAGATGAGATATTAGAGATAGGTAAACTTTATTATGGTTCTTCAAAAGACATAACAAGAACTTTAATTAAATTCGACACAGGTTCAATTAAGTCAGAAATACAATCAATAGGAACAGGTAGTTGGCAAACATATTTAGTTTTGCGTTCTGCTAACTCAGAAGAAATTCCATTAGAGTATTCAATTTATGCAAACGCAGTTTCTCAAAGTTGGACAATGGGTACAGGAACAAAATTTGACAACATAACATCAGACGGAATTAGTTGGAAATACAGAGATGGAATAAATGCATGGCAAGATAATGTGACGGCAGGTACGGCAGTATTTACAGCAGGCACAACAGGTTCAGCAAATGCAGAAGGTGGAACTTGGTTTATTACAGGTTCAGCAACACAATCGTTTAGTAATGAACCGGATGATATTAGAATGGACGTTAGTGATATTGTTAGATTGTGGTGTAGTGGTTCTTTAAAAAATAATGGATTTATAGTTAGACATAGTATTGATGTAGAAAACGATGGTTTGGATTATGGTTTATTAAAATTCTTTTCAAAGGAAACAAATACAATATACGAACCTAAATTAGAGTTAGTTTGGGACGATAGTACATTTATAACTGGAAGTTTAACACCGGTAACAGGTTCGGCAAGTGATGACTATAAGGTTGTGGTTACCAATTTAAAAAATCAATATAGTAAAAATACTAAAGTTAAAATAAGAGTCAAAGGTAGAGATATGTTTCCACTAAAAACATTTGGAACAACATTTGGGTACGACCAATCAAAATATTTACCATCGGGTTCAACATATTATCAAATTGAAGATTATATAACAAACGAAACAATAGTTCCATTTGGTGATTATTCTAAATTGAGTTGTGATAGTACATCTAACTATTTTAATTTAGATACATCAACATATGCAGCGGATAGAGTTTATAGATTAAAGATTAAAATAGTACAAAACGGAATTACCGACATAATAGATGATAAATTGATATTTAAAATAGTAGAATAATGGCATTAACATCTTTAGAAGCGATATCTGAAAAACTAAATGATATTAGGAAAGAAACCATAGAATCAATATTAATGGTATCAGGCTCGTCTGCTATTACAAAGAATGAATATGGTGTAACCGTTGTTGAAAATTTAAATCCCGCATCATCGTTAGTATTCAAAAATTTAAGTAAACCTAAATATGATGAGGTTGAACTTATTAAAGCAATAGATGTTGATGTAAAGGAATTGATGCCAAATATACCTACTCGTAATTTAGATTTAGTACCGAGACCATTATATACGGAACAAGTTGATTTAGTTGAAGATTTGAGAAGGCAAGTACAAAGATTAACAATAACGATTACCGATTTAAATAGTCAAATAACAACTTTACAAGCACAGGTTCAAACGGAAATAAATAATAGATTAAGTATTGAACAAACGAATGATGTTTTAGCAAATCAAATAGATACATTGACTGGTACAATTAATGATTTTACTGGGCAGATATCAACATCATTACAAAAATCAGTTGACGAAAGTATTTTAAGAGCATCACTACAATCCCAAAATACAGGATTTAAAGCTCAAATCAATGCATTAATTCAACAAATAAATTCATTAAACTCAATTATTGAAGGTTTACAAGCTCAATTGGGTGCAGTAAGACAACAAAAAGAAATTGAACAAGAAACAAAAGGACAAGGTGGTACTAATATAAATAAAATAGTAAGTGCAAACTTTGATGAAAAGGGAACCCCTAGTGATGCGGTAATGTCTTATAAGATTAAAAACGCAAGAGACAAAAAGCATGAATGGGTTTTTGGTGAAAATTTAACTCTTGTAAATAATGATTTAGAACCGGTACAAGTATCAATCACTGCAAATTGGAACCAGAATCAAAGATGGTTTAGTATACCAAAAGCTAATTTTGAAATTTCACCCGGTGCAACAGAAAGAATTAAATTTATAGGTACTCCTAATGGTGTAAGTTTTGGTAAAAGAGACAACACTGTATTTTATGATGGTAGTCTTACTATTACAATTAAAAGAAAAGATGGTACATCAGAAACCAAATCATTCACCACCAATTTAAAAGTAGCACATCCAAAATCATACTAATATAATATGTCAATAAAAAAATATACAAATATTGAAGGAATAAATAATAAAACCGAAAATGAAGGACAATTTCTTCAAACGGATGATTTATTTATTGTTTCTAAATCAGAAATAGAAACTACCGATTTTGGTAATACTAAATATGATGTTATGGAAGTATCAGTTTATGATATTAATAATAATTTATTACCACATGCATCCGGTAATAATGTTGCATATATAAAGGGAGATGATATTAAAAATTATATGTATCAAATAACTAATAAGGTAGGATTAAAAGAATTGGCAATTGATGTTGAAAAGTTAATAAATGATATTGGATATAATAATGGAATTTTAAAAGTTAATATAAATTTTGTTAGATATAAAGTAGGAAGTGAGAATACATTAGAAAGAGTGTGGATTGAGGAAATTTCTCCATCTAGAGAAGAAATTCGAATTTTACCTTTAAAAACTAAATTTGAGAATATTAACAATAAAACAAAAAATCAATTTGAAAATTTACAAAGTTTAAATAAGGAATTTAAATATTATAAGAATTTTTTATTAAATTCAATAAATTCATTTGAAAAAACTCTTTTAACTGAAATAGATACAGCTTTAGAAACTAAATATGGTAAAGATTTTTTTAGTATTCTTAAAAAAGATTTTGGATTAAGTGCATTTACAAACATAAGAACAAAAATATTTGCAGATTTTAAAACATCAATTGAATATTATTTAAATAATAAATATTATGATATAACTCAATCTACATTTGGTAAACCATCAAATATTAGATTTGAAGATTATGATATTTACGATTTCAATAATATATTAAATGAAATTCAAAATATTTTATATAAATGTGTTGATATTAATTTAAAATCTTTAAAAAGAAGAGATATTGGAGTAAACAATTTACCAAAGGAATTTGCAATAACAGAATTACAAAAGTTAATACAAAATAACTTAGATTCATTTAGTACATATTCTGAAACTAAAAGAAATGTTTATTCACCGGATGGTACGGTGGCAATATTTAATGATGTAACAAGTTCATTCGTAGAACCAACACACCCATTAAGAGGAACTCTATTAAATACATTTTGTAAAGGATATAACCAATATGGAAAATATGCCGATGGTAATGGTGGTAATATTGAACAATTAATTCAAACAAATTCACCAACTTGTGGATATGTGGAACCTACACCGCCGACAGGTGGAGGAAGCGGAGGTAGTGGTGGCGGTTCCGCACGTGGTGGTAGAAACGATGGCGGCAGTGGAAAAGAATTAGCAGATGATTATAGAATGGATAATCAAAAATAAAAATATTTATAAAAAATAATAGATGTCAATAAGATACGATAGACAATATAAACAAAATGTAGATATAGATGGACCAGTAGGGCCCACAACTAACGAAGACCAGACCAATTTAAATTTCTTAAATAATAATGATGTATATTTAGGTGGTGGTGGTGGTGCTGGAGGTGGTGGTAGTGCACCTGTGGAAACTCCTGTTTATATAGACCCACCATATACTACCAACCCCCCTATTGATATAATACAACCGACACCGGAAAATCCAACTCCAAACGACCCATTAGTTCCATTGTTTAATTATGAAATTGCAATATCTTCAAATTTACAAGAAGAAGCTGGTGATTTTATCAAATTAAAATATGATATACTTTCAAACGGGGCCATACAAGAACAAGGTGATGTATTACTTTCCGATTACAATACCGATGGATTATCATCGGCAAGAGAAGTATTAAAATCAGGTATTTTAAATCTTTATTTGGAAAATAATCTACCTTCAAATTATAGTATATCTAAAATATATTATACAAATAAATTAATTGCAACAAAAAATCCAACTGATTATACAAAATGGAATGTTGGTAATAATTTTATAGGAATACAAGCTTCCGAATTACTTACCGGTGGTGTTGCAGTTGCAGTTATATTAGAAAAAACTATCAATTCTCCAAAACCAATTATATCATTGGATTTTACAAATTATAGTAAACAAATAAAAGATTCGGATACGGAGGGAATTATTAATGTTAAATTCGGTCAAACTAATTGTGATTTTGTAGATTTTTATATAGCAAGTGATAAAAAAATAAGAGTAGAAGCTGGTAAAGGTTCAATTGAATTATTATTTAAAAAAGACTTTGGTGGTATATTTGGAAGTAAAAAAATAATAGTAGTACCATATAGTAATTTATACGGAACAGGTGATAAATCAGAAATTATCTTAAATTTTATTTCTGTTAATGATTTTCCATCTATTACTGAAATAGTATATCCAACATCAATTGATATACCATCTTTTTCAGACTATAATATACAATATGATGTTAAATACACTTCATTTGCTGCAAGTAGTGTTGATGTGTACTTACAATTAAAAGATAAGACTTTTCAAAAAATCAATGGTAGAATTATTCCAAATGGTTCTTTTTCAATTAATTTAGCCAGTTTAAAACAATTATATCCAAACTGGTCAATTGAATCGGGAGTTGTATTAAAATTAAAACCAACCAATAATAGTGGTGAAAACCCATTAGAAGGAAATGATTACGAAATAAAAACGGAATTATTATTACCAAATATTGTTTTAGATGAAAGCATTATTAAAAAATCTATCTATGATGCATTCATTGAAAAATTACAATTTTTAGAACCAGAAAAAGAAAGTAAATATTTAACACATCTTGCTAACTTTGGAAATGATGAACAAATAATAATTTCGTCTTGGGAATCGGACAATTGGACATTATCTAAAAAATCAATAGATGAGTTAGGAAATGAGATAGTAAAACCAGAGGATGAAGTTAAGTCGGTAATATTAAAACTATACAATCCACTACCTGCAAATGTTTCAAGTAATTCAACATTTTGGATTACAAAGTTAATGTCAAACCCATTAATTGAAACGATTATATTAAATGAACAAGATGATATAAAGTGTCCATTTATTAAAGGGCCTAATTTTGACATTGAGGTTGATTTTGTAAAAGGACAATCAACTGGGTTTGAATCATTAGATACTTTAATATTAAGTGGTTCTGTCTCAAGCTCTACACAATTAATTTCGTCATATTTAAGTTCATCTTTAGTTAATACCGATGAATTAAATATTGAATATTATATTAGTGGTTCAACCGATTATGCATGGAATAATTTTGTACATTTTAGTTCTGCAAAGGAAAGAGTTGATAATTTTATATACAAAGTGCAATTAATAGAAAAATACGAAGAATTAATTAGTCAGTCTTTATATTATTCAGGTTCGGTTGCACAAATATCAGCGGGTTCTGGGTCTGTAACTGGTTCAATATCTTCTTTGCAAGAAAGGGAAAGACAATTAATCAAAAAAAATCAATTATTGCAAGGATTTGATGGTTTTGAAAAATTCTTATATACATCATCTTCATATACAACAAATAATAGTGATTCTATAACTTGGCCATATAGTGGTTCTACTAAATTATTATCATCCGATACCATTAGTGTTGAACCATGGTATAATAATATTAAATTATTAGCAGAAGATTATGATATCGAAAATACAAACTATGTATTAAATAATATTCCACAATACATAAGAAATAATACGGAAAATGATAGTTTAATTCTTTTCTTTACTATGATAGGTCAACATTTTGACAACATATATTTTTATACAAAATCAATAGAAAAAACAAGAAGTTTAGGATATAAAGCAAAAGATGGCATATCTGATAAATTATTATTTGATGTATTAAAATCTTTCAATTGGGATGCTAAAAACCTTTCGGCCGACTCAAAATTGTGGGATTATGCATTTGGTTTAAACTCCAATGGTGGTATTAAAAACGAAACCCCTGCAAAACAAAGAACATATGAAGTTTGGAGAAGAATTGTAAATAATTTACCTTATCTATTAAAACATAAAGGAACGAGACGAGGTGTATATGCATTGATGAGTTGTTATGGCATCCCTTCATCAAATCTTTCAATTTTTGAATTTGGAGGCCCTGAAGTGAATAGTACATCAAAGAGTAAATTGGTTTTTGATAATATGACCACTGCGTTAAAAATGGATTTAACTTCGTCAATTCAAATAGATTGGAGTGCAACCAATAATACATCAAGCTTAAGACCAAATACCATTGAATTTTTTGTTAAACCATATGATAATTTAAATTACACATTAATATCAGGAAGTGGATGGAATGTTTCATTAACTGCGTCGTTATCCGATAATAATTTAGGATATGTTGCTTTTAATTATAATAGTACAAATAGTTTAACATCATCACTATTACCAATATTTAATGGGCAATTTTTTGGTGTATCGGTAAGTAGTGGTTCTAATGGATTAAAGTTGGATGTAAGACAATCAAATAAAGAAAGAACTATATTCCAAGAATCAATAACAGCATCGGTTGCAAGTAATTGGAATACGGGTAATTCAATTAAATTTGGAGGAAACTATTCAGGTAGTGTTGATGAATTCCGTATGTGGTCTAGTCAATTAGATACTCAAAGATTTTATGAACACGTTTCATTCCCAGAAATGATTAATGGTAATGATATACTTGGTTCAACCGATGAGTTACATTTTAGATTAGATTTTGAATATCCTAAAAATTTAGATGTATATAGAACATTACCTAATGTGGATACTAACATATATTATCCATCAATACAATTAAATCCATCTAGTTCATTACAATTGACTAGAAATATTTTAGAAGAAACTGGTTCTATAAATTTTGATGCAATAAAATCAGAAAACCCAATGGCATTGTATTCGGCATCGGCATTTGGATTTTCATCTAAACCAGATTATCCATTTAACTTCGAACCAATTGATAGAAGTGTTGTATTGGAAATACCTGATATGGGTTCTACAAGATATTCAACTAATAAAGTTAGGTTTGAATCACAAACAACTTTTAATGGTAACGATGTGAGTGGTGGTGTTGATTTATCGGTTAAAACTAGAGCAACTAAAAAAGCATTTGACCAATCACCAACCGATTCAAATAGAGTTGGATTATTTTTCTCACCAACAAAAGAATTAAACATTGATATTGCAAAATCATTCGGTGGAATAAATTTAGATAATTACATTGGAGACCCAGGTGATAGAACAAAATCAAATTATGCATCATTAGACAATTTAAGGAATTATTATTTCCAAAGATTTGATGGTAGAGATATATACGCATACATTAACTTAATCAAACTATATGAAAAATCTATGTTTGAAGATATTAAGAAGATGTTACCTGCAAGAGTTAAAGCAACTACTGGTTTATTAATTGAACCACATATTTTAGAAAGAAGTAAGATTGCACAAAAAGACCCAACAGGAGAAGATTATCAAAAAGATGTAACAATACATTATAATGATACAACAATTCTAACTGCCGATAACAATCAATATGAGACCATTGTAAATGCAGACTTATCTGAAAATATAAGTGGGGAAAATAATCAATATTACGCAGAAATTTATACGGCATCGTTAGATACTATAATTGCAGAAAATTATCAATATGATGCGCAAATTTATACGGCGTCATTGGAAAATATAAATGCAGAATCTTATCAAAGAGAAGTAAGTATAGATGCTGGTTTGGATTTACCAAGTATAACAACCGAAATTGATTTAGGAATAGAAACCTATGGTCAAACCGCTTATGAGACAATTGGATTTGGTATTTATGCAGAGAACGGATATGCGATTAGAACTTATTTTGACAAAGATAGTAGAAGAATTAAAGAAAGAATTAAAGTGGATTTAGTAAAGGAACAAAAACAAAGAATTGTAACTAAATTCGCAGTAACCGCATCTATAAATGGATTAGGAGACCCACGTGGTGGATATGTTTCTGATATTCAAACTTATTATGAAACTAAATTAAACATCCAACCATATTCAGGTTCAAAAGTAATAAATGCTGGAACAGGAAGTATTGTAGAAGTAACACCTGTGGATGGATATTTACCAACACATTATAGAAACACATCGGATTTAACTAGAGGTTTACAAAATTCTTATTTTAGGGGGTCAAAAAATACGGTAGCTACAACATTAGATGGTACATCTCCAATTGAAACATTTGTATCTAATCCAAATACATTAGTTGTAAACAAAACAGGTAGAAGTACGAATGAACCAATTTTAGAAGTAGAATAACGAAATTTAAAAATAATTATATTTATATCAAACGATAATACAACACTATGGGATATTTAAGTAACACAGAATTAACAGTAGATGCAATTCTTACCAAAAAAGGTAGAGAAAAGTTAGCTGCAGGCCAAGGTTTAAACATTACTCAATTTGCATTAGCAGATGATGAGATTGATTACTCTTTATATGAGCCCGCACATCCATTAGGTTCGGCATATTACGATGCAGCAATTAAGAACATGCCAGTATTGGAAGCCAATCCTGATGAAACACAAGTAATGAAATACAAATTAGTAACTCTTCCAAAAAACACAACTAGAATTCCTGTTGTTGAATTTGGAGTTCCTAATATTTCAGTTAATCAAAAAAGTGGTGAAGTTGCATTATCACCAACAACATCTCCAGCTGGAAATAGAAGTATGGGATATACAGTTGTACTATCTAATAAAAACGCAGGTGATATTATAGGTGAAGGAGTAACATCGGACATTGGTTCGGTTCCTTTGTTTATCGGTGACGATGTATCAGCAACAGCAGTTGTAGCAAAGGGAATATCATTTAAATTTATTCCAAACCCATCATTAACATCAACAATTAGAACAACATTAACGGTTTATGGTAATGAGACAGGTGGTTCTCAAACTATTCCAATCACAGTAACTTACGTTCAATAATAAAAAACTATGGCATTAATTAGAGACAATAGAGGAAGCCTTTTAGCAAGTAATTTATCACAATACTTAGCAGGTGCAGCAAACACCGCAGGCACTCCAGTAGATACTAACGAATTGGTTAGAATCGTAAACCAATTTTTAGGAACAGGTGAACAAATCAGTTCCGACATTAATACTATTTCAAATGGTATTTATAAAAAATTTGGAACAATTGATAAAGTAACAAATAGAACGGAAATCGTAACTTCTGGAATATGGAGTGGTGACACCGGTTCATTAAATGTACAAGCAAACTATACTTCATCTGCACAAGTTGCATCTACAAGTGGTAAATACTATTTAGATGTTTATAACACAACCGCAACGGGTTCTGGAGAAGTTCAGTTCTCAATTGCATATGGTGATGCATTGGGATTTGGTGCACCGACTTTAACTCAAAACGATGATTCAACTTCTCCAACAAAAGCAACTTATAATCAATATAAGAATGTATTATTGGATAGTTCGGATAATTATTTTAGTGTATATTTGAGTAGTTCTGCAGCGGGTGTAGTAGCAGGTGGAACGGATATGACTTCATTCTACGCAATCAATGTAAATAGAGCTAGATACAAAGAAAGATTAGACCCAGGTAATATCTCAATCGATTTAGCAGGTTCAAGAAGTATTACTTTAATTGATGATAGTGGTGGAACAGATGAGAATGTAACAACTGCAGGAAGAGTTTATAACTTAGTTAGTGGTTCATTAAATATTGGTTCAGCATTAACAGCATCAATTGCAAATTATACAGCACCAAACGGACAAGGTTTTGGATTATTTTATCCTGATATGGGAATTATCTTATTAAACCCATCAGCATTAGCATCAGCGGTTGACCCTAAATTAGCAGCTGCCAATTCTTCAATACAGAATGTATATCACCAAAACTCAACATCTGCATCCGTAAGAGTTGGAACATCTGGTTCAATTGCATTATTAGAAGCACTTGCTAGTGGTTCTGATTTCCAAGTAAGAAGAACTGAAAATGTTTCTACTTCTCATTACTTTGTAAGAGCAAACAATAGAGAATTTAACTTCTCAAACAATCCAACATTTGTAACAGGTTCAGTTGGACAATTTGTTCAATCATTATTTGAAAAAGACCCTCATGTTTATATTACAACGGTAGGTTTATACGATGATGCAAATGAATTATTAGCAGTAGCAAAAACTTCTAAACCAATTGAGAAATCATTTGATAAGGAGATTGCAATTAAAGTTAAATTAGACTTCTAATCGGAGAATAAAATAAAAACTATGACCCACCTTAATTTGGTGGGTTTTTAGTTTTGAGATATTTATAAGTGATATGTTAAAAAGAATACCAAAGTCGGATATTAATATAAGACCTTTTAAAGCTTATAAAGAATGGAGTTTTAGTGGTTCAGCCGCAACGGCCGAAGACAGAATTTCATTATTAGAAGCAGAATTGGGCCAATACGATTCAACTACAACCAATATAATTACAACCGGCAATTTAAGTGGTTCTTCATTTAATAAACATTCGGTATATGGCCAATTGAGAGCTCAATTTTATAATGATTTGGGAGATAACCCATTTACAAGAACTGGAAATAAAACAAAATCATTCACACCCGCAGCCTTAGCTAAGGAAAGATTTTTAAGTGGTAGTGCAAAAGTAATATCAATTCCAAATGTTTATGTTGGTGAGGGAATAAAAAAAGGGTCTGTTATTTTAACTGATAATATTAATGAATTAAATGAAATTTCATATATTGATGATTCATTTGGAAATCTACAAGATAATAGAGATAAATTAATATTATCTAAAATTGATGTTGGTGAAATTTTAGAAATAGGTATAATTGAATTTAAAGATTTGGCAGAATACGGATATACGGGTTCAGTATTAGATTTCTTAGGTGATTTTGATGTTCAAGCAAAAACATTAAATATAACATATGATGGCATTGAGTATAAATTAATAGTAGATTCGGTTGATATTAATAATGGATATATTATTGCAAAAAATATTCCATTTTTACCAGAAGAATCACAGGGTATAAAAATTGGTAATGTATTTTATAATCAAGGATTGGTCGTATTAACTAGAGATTCGGAATTACTTTTACAAAACCAATGGAAATTGGATTATAAATCTACACAAACAATATATGAACATGAGTATTTATTGATTGCAAATGAAGATGAATTCAATGTATCACAAAATCCATCAGCAATTATTAATGTTGGTAAAGAAACACAAAGATACATAACTTCCGATGGTAAAACTACAAGTGTTGTGACAAATCCTGGAGTAAGTTATATTAGAAAAAAATCGATATTAGAAAGTGGGGATATATTGGATTATGGATATGTGGGTTCTATTGGAAATTTAAAAGCTGGATTTGAACACTATGATTTAAGTGGTTCGGTAGATAGTACAGGTTCATTCTTAGCACCATTTATTACTACGATAGGATTGTATGATGATAACTGTGATTTAGTTGCAGTTGCAAAACTTCCACAACCAATTAAATCGGAACCAGATATTCCTGTAAACTTTATTATACGATTTGATACATAATCTTATATTTATATACAAAAACAAATAACAAATAATGGCAACAATTTTAGATACATACAAAGCACAACAATCAGCATTAGGTGTTGATAAATTAGGATTTGAAGCTGGTGTGAACGCAAAAACACCATACACTACAAACGATTTGAAAAAAGCAGATGAACAAGTTCTAACTGCAGCAAAATTCAAAACAGGTAGACTTGGTGAAGTTAGTGAGAAAAAATATTCAGATTCGAAGCCGAAATAAAACAATTTAATGGCTAAAAAAGTTACAAAAAAGAACAATCCTAAATGGGTTGCACAAAAATATGGATTTAAGTCTGGTTTAGAAGAAACCATTTCTCAACAAATAGAATCTTATGGAATTAAAGTAGAGTATGAGACTGAAAAAGTTCCCTACATAATTCCTGCATCCACTCACCACTATCATCCCGATTTCAAATTACCCAATGGTATTAGAATAGAGACAAAAGGTAGATTTGTGGCAGCTGACCGTAAGAAACACTTATTGGTCAAAGAACAAAACCCAAATATGGACATTAGGTTCGTATTTTCCAATTCAAAGAACAAAATCACCAAAAAGTCCAAAACGACCTATGGGGATTGGTGTGAAAAGAACGGATATAAATATTCGGACAAAATCATCCCAAATGAGTGGTTTTTAGAGGAAAATAGACCGTAAAATATTTGGTAATATCAAATATTTGTCGTATATTTAAGTTGTGTTGAAGCAAAATGATAAGAATATAGTCGTATCTACTCTAACCGGTGTGTTAGGTAGTTATCTCAATCTCAAAGGGAATGAGTTGGCATTTTACTGTCCTTTCTGCAATCACCATAAACAAAAGCTTCAAGTTAATACGGAAACCCAAAAATGGCATTGTTGGACTTGCAATAGTGGTGGTAAGAAATTAACCTCATTATTAAAAAAGTTAGATGTTGATAGAAAGGTTATTTCGGTTATTAGAGAGATATACGGAGATAG